AATACGCAATAATCCATTGCTACTGTCATTGTCAATTCAACTGCTTCTGGTGCAGACCAATCGAATGATCCTTGTGCCATAGTTTTAATGAATGCTCCTTTGATTATCCATTCTGAAACTATATCTCCTACAGGACCTAAAACGTTAAGTGTTAAATCTTTTTTGTAGAAGTCAGAGTATCCAGCACGACCAGTAACTGATTCGTAAGATAGTCTTGCCCATTCCATTACTGCTTGAGCTCCTGATGGTGTGATTGGATCGTATAATGTCATATCCATATCTCCCCACACTCTCTTTCCTCTAATCTTACGATAAGAGTTGATGTGATCTAGTACCACTTCTCCGTCTTCAAAAGAAGGAGCTGTTACTGTTTTTATCATAAATGATGGAATGTTGTCCATATACATGATAAATCTATTTTGTACCTTCGGTTCAAAGGCTCTGAACATTATCTCGTTTGCGTCTAATACTGCCATTTTATTTGTTTATTATAAATATTGTTGTTTTAAATTATCCTACAAATGTTGCTCCTGTTGGTTCGATTGTAAAGTCAAGTACTATAAATTCTGCAGTTTTAACTGGTTGAATAAATATTTGACCTACTAATTGATTTCTGTCAACAACGTCTGCTGTATTGTTTGAGTCGTCCATTACTACTCTGTAAGCATAAAGACCTTGTCTCTGTACTACTGATTCTAAGTATGGGTTAACTGTTGCTAAGAATCTGTTTCTTGTTGCAATAGTGTTTTGTTCGAATACTAAGTTTCTTGATTCGTCTCCGATGAACTTTTTCAATTCAATTAACAATCTTCTTACATTTACTCTATCTAATGCTGATGCTTTAGTTTGTAATGTCTTCTGACCGAATACTGATATTCCTTGTCCTGGAAAAGAAGCTATTGGGTTTACTTTGTTTGAATATAAAGTATCTCTCTGAGTTCTTGTTAATCACTCTCTGCTTGAATAACTCCTGCTACTCCTCCTCTTACAAGTCCTGCTGGTGCAAACCATGGTGCTGAACTATTATCTGTGAAAGCATATACTCCTGGAATAACAGCTGAAGCTGGTACCCATTCGTTTCTACCTGTTGCAGATAATACTTGTAGCCAAGGCCAGTAAGTTGCTGCATAAGAACTGTTTATCGATGTTGCTTTAGCTACTACATTACTTACAGTTGCTCCGTAGTCTTGTACGTCTAGTACTGCTATACAATCTCCTCTACTTTCTGCAAGTGAGATAATAGAATCGATAGGTGTAATGTGTGTTGCAAAGCTATAAGCTAATCCTGGTGCTGATATAATATTAAAAACGTACTCTTCTGAATTGTTTAGTAAGTTAATAATACTTGTATAATCTCCTGCAACTAATCCTTGTGTATCTGTATCGTCAATGTCGTCGAAGAATTTAGCTCCTGCTGCAATAGTTCCGGTTGCTCCTTCGAATGATCCAGAATTAGGGAGCGGTAAAGATCCTGAGTAGGATAAGCCGGCTGCGTCAGTGTTAACTGTTACGCCGTCGTTTGCTAAGTAGTCTATTGTTTTTAAGTTAACAGAAGATACTCTAGCGTACTTAGATCTATTTACATATTGTCCTGATGTTCTAATGTATGTTCCGTCTACTCCGTCTACTAGTAGTGATGATTGGTTACCTATCACTGCTTCAATATAGTTTGGGCTATTTGGATCTAATGATAAATTGTTAAATGTTTCTAAAATTATTCTACTCTTTGTATTATCGTTACCTTGACGTAAGCTTAATGAAAAAGTACCTTGTGAGTTACTTACGTTAGATACTTCCCATCTAAGATTGTCTGCTGATCCTGATACTAGTGAGCCATCTGCATTTTCTGCTCCTGGATCAGTTGCTGCTGTTGAGTTGTTGAATAATGCTCCTTCTCCTAAGGTCTGTAAGGTGAAAGGTATTGCGTTTACTATGTTTGCAGCTGTTAGTGTTAGTACAAGGTCTGCATCTGTAGTGCCTATATTTGCTGCTGCTATTGTTAGTGTGTTTCCTATAGCATATCCTGCTCCTGCTGCTGCTGCTGTTACTGCTATTGTTTCTACTAATATATCGGTTGCTGCTAGTGTGATTGCTAGAGTTTGGTCGTTTGCAGTAAATCCAGCGGCTAATAAATCTGCTGCAGAGATTGTTACTACTTCTCCGTCTACGTATCCAGAACCTACTGCTACAGTAGTTACCGATGTTAGAGCTCCTGCTCCGTCACCTAGTACTGCAAATGTTGCTCCTGTTCCTACTCCGGATGTGGAGGTTTGTGCAATTGTAAAGGGACCTGCTACGTTCCCTAATGTAGTACCACCTGATAAGGCTCCTGTAACTACATCTGCTGCTATTAACTTTCCGTTTGCTCTAGATGTTGTTACATTTACTGTTAGTGCGGTCCCTCCTGCTGGTGATGCGACAGTTGCAACACCGGTGAATGTACCTGGTGCAATTCCTCCTGTACCTCCTGAGGTATAAGATGAAAGTAGGTTAGTTCCGATGCTTACTACGCCGCTTTCGTTTGCACACTCTATATTGGTAGAGTCTGCTGCTGTAAATGCTCCGTTTACTACTCTAGATACTAGTACTGAATTTCCTCCCTGTGAGAAGTAATTCTTAACTGCAATAGAGGTCATAAACTCGTATGATGCAGAAGCTGATTCGAAAGTTGCTCCGAATGTTCTAACATAATCGCTGTACGATGTTACTAGTGTTGGTTTTTCTTTAGGACCTTTCACTGTTGGTCCTATAATAGCTGCACCAGCTTCTACTGCTGCTGGTTGAACGAATGAAATGTCATTTTCTCTTGTGAATACACCTGGAGAGATAATTGCTTCTGCCATGTTTTTTAAAGTTTATTTAATGTCTTTTATAAATATAGTAATTTTTCC